CGCTGACTGACGCCCTTGGCCCCCCTGTCGAAGTGACAGAGGCCTCCCTTGACATGGGTGCCACCCCATGCCCATTTGCAGTTGACGCCAGGGAGCTGACGCCACTTTGGTTTGGATCCATTTGGGCATCCACAATTGCATCGCGTTCACAGATGAGGTCGTGACGTGCGGTTTGCCATTGTGGGAGAGCGAATGGGACGCGTCTGGCACGGCATGCCATGAGAATCTCTTCACGTATGACGGTGTAAAGATCCTCAGGATATGCTCGCAACTCGATGGCGAATGATGCAAGGGACTGAAGAAGTTGCCTTACGCAAGGATCTTCAGTCCAATGGACCATTCGACATAAAGCTGTGTACCTTAGCATCCCGTGAGGTCGGAAGCTGGAAGGGTCGAATTCGAAGGTGCGACCAATGAATGAGAGTTCCTCCACGGGGACGAGATCATAACTAGACCCATCTTTTGCAGTAGTGGTAACTACCACACCAACACTTGCCATTGCTGATTGATAGCTGGCGAATGTGAGGTGAGGAGCCCACTCGGCTGAGACGGATGCTATGATATCGTCACCATGAGTGAACCAACAAAAATTGGCGTGGATGGTGGGGAAATGGAGGCGGCCGTTATGCATTGTACTGATAATTTTGGAATCTGCAAGAACGGCCAAGGAACTGAGGACAAGGATATCATTCAAATAACTGTCCATGACATTTGTGGCAAAAACGCCGGAAGCCATGTCACCGCTAGCCCAAAAGAAAGTGCCTTCGGTGACATAGAATTTGTCTCTGAACGAGATAATACAGGATGAAACCAAGTTTTGAATTTCACTATTCGAATGTTGAGTGCGCATGTCGGAGTCCTGAGCTATTCTAACGAATACATCGATGAGAACGTCCCAGGCCCAAGTAGGTATACGCTTGTCAAACTTCGAATAATCAAGATCAAAACCGTGGGTTCCAACTGTACGCAAATGTTCATAGATTTTCCAGAATTCTGTATAAACGTTGATGCCAGTTGTGTGATGGACATAGGGAGAAAAACGACCAAGCATGGCAATGGAGTTGACATACCCTAACACCTTACGTTGAGCCAGAAAAGTCTCCATAGCGTCAGCTGCAAACACCCGGGTTCCGGGTTTAAGAGCTTTCTCTATGGGAAGACATTCTGCCTTGAGGCTAGCGTCGACGAGACGAAGTGTCTGTCGTCCTTCTAGCCATCCATCGAAGGTGCGAGAGTATGCTTGAGCCAGTGCCAGACCGTCGGGGGTACTTGAAAAGGAAATAATGTTGCCAGTAGGAGTGGAATCAATTTGTAATAGGCTAGCTTTTGTGCCATGACCTTTTGAAACCCAGGGCATTCCGGGTGATGCATCAGTTCGCATAGGACCAAGGCCCGCTGCGAAGTCAGCATCGGAAATACCGTTGAGTACTTCCCAATCTGATAAGATTCTCCATCTCCTTATACCAGGTTGGGATTGGATCATTTCAAAGAAACTATCTATTACAATTTGACGAATAGTAGGAGGTAGGGATGTATGAGGACCAGCAATGTGCTGTAGTTGGGATAAAACGATGGAGGGTTCTCCACGGTGATTTAAAGGAAGTTTTGAAAGGGCTTCGTCGGTGAGGGAAGGATGACAGAAAGTTTTGATACTAGGAGTTTGGTCATTGGGGATGATGTCAGTATCAATTACTTCCGATATGATGCTAGGAACGATGGCTGTATTTTCTTTAATAGGTTTGAAAAAGGAAGGGGAATAGCCAATTGCTGTGAATCTGGGGGTTTCAAA